CTCTAGCAGTAACACCTTTATTTGCAAGTAGAGCAACTATTTTTTCACCATGAAATATAATATACCAGAGAATAAATGCGCATGTAGTAGTAGACTTGCCTGCTTGACGAGCAGTAGCAATAACAGTAAATCTATTATCAAACATGGACTTTAACATCTCTTTCTGATAATCATAGAGAGTAAAGTTTATCAATCCCTTATCGACATTGATAATCTTCATGTATTTTTCTGTAAAATACACTGGATCCTCAGAGCACTTTAAGTACTCTGTAACCATGTCGGGAGTAAATTCTATCGTTTGATTAGAGCGCTTTATGAGAGAATTGCCGTTGTAACTCTTAATCAGTTCTGGCATTTTTCATGTTCTCTATAGCTTTTTGGAGATCTGCAGTAGATCCAACAAAAAGATTATTGGTAACGCTCTTAGCTTGATCATTGTGAGGTTCATCTACAGCTTGGATTTCCCTAACTTTTTTCTGTAAATCCAATAGATCTTTATTAGCTGTCAGCATGGTATTAAAGAGATTAGCCAGGACCTCGAATGCCCTGGGGTGTTGGCTTGAATCGGCTATCTGAGATAGCTTCTCTATAGCAAATGATCCACTCTGTATTATTTCATGAATATTGGATCTGGCTATGTTAAAATCCGCCATTGCACTGTCGTCATGAGCCTTATTAGTTATTTCTTTCACTTGATCAAAACTGCTAGGTGTTAGATTTAGTGCTTTTCCTAGCGAGTCATTATTACTATTCATTATGCTGTATTTCCAGTAAGAGGTTCCGTAGTATATTGGATATAGCCAAAATCACTAGTTGCAGTAATTAGATTTGGATTTATAGAATTTTGTATAGTAGATGTAGGCTGTCCATTGGCAGTTAATCCAGGTTGGGTAGTTGTGTATGCCACTGCATCAGTGTTTCCTATAGAATTTTGTATCGAATCTTCTGGGTTAGGAGCGTAGAGTACAGTATTAGCAAACTTAATAATAGCAGCTTTTCTAACTGGACCATAAAAATAACCCTTCATGGTAAAATCTAGAGTCCATATTATTGCCTGTCTCTCATTGAAGCCACCTGAATATGAGTCTTCCTGATATATAGAATTTAATATTACTGGAATATCGAGAGTTATATCCATTTCAGGTATAAGGTGAATAGTCGTAGTCCAGTCTGGTGTAAAATAAGGGAGAATTTGCTCTATTATCTTAGTGCCATCCTCTGCGTTCTTAACATAGACGTAAAGTCTAAATCCTATATTATAGGCTACAGGATTGTATTGGTACTTTAACTTGTTTGGGTCGGTATCACTAGCAGCTGCTCTTCTTATAGTATTGAGCTTTCTATTTCCATCATATGTAAAGTTGGTAGTTTCAAATGCCATTACTGGAAGTGGAAGAACACTACTCAGTCTCGTTTGATCAGGATCCATCACTACTCTTGCAAGCATTTTTTCCTTCGGCGAGTAAGTGATAGGAACTTTAATAAATTTTAGAATGGTTCCAGTAGAATTAGTTCTAGTTATAACAATGTCATCGAATAGCGTTCCAAATAAAGTTACATATTTTCTTATCGTAGAAAAATAAAATGCCTGACGAAACATTAGACTATCCCTTCACTAAATGGATCCTTGGCAGTAAAGTCTATGAAAGCATTAGATCCAGTAGGATAGTTATTGGATCCCTCTTTTAGTACCTTATCCACTGTTCCAGGAATATTGAAGTCGGCGTAGGCTTCCATGACGATGTAGTTTCCATCTTCGTCAACGAGGTAATCAGCCCCTTCAGTTTGGATTGCCCAATCGAGAATATCCGTCGAGAACTGTATCTGAATAGCATCGATCTCAGTAATGCCGGTATTGAATACCTCATTTCCATATTCGAACAACTCGCATGTCATCTCCCAAGTTTGGAGCTTATTCAATTGATAGAACATCTCAAACTTATTAACGTTTTTTATCTGAAAGACTTTTCCATTCAATGGAAAATATATGATGTCACCTTCTAAAGGCCTAATTGTATTCGTGTAGATACTAATTTCATCATTGTATATTTTCTGAGACATAGAGAAAACGACTCTATCCCTGATTTCTAAGCCAAACTTAGACATGAAACTACCGTCGCCGGAGAATCCGTCTACTGACTTTATATACATTTCTACTGAGAATGCTTGCTGATAGCTAGACCTATCATCTGCACCATACATTGGATCAAAGTTACCTAAAGAGCGAGGGCAATAAAACATTTCTTGACCATAAATTCTAATAGACTCTATGATCAAGTCTTCTAATAACCTCTGTTCCTGACTAGTTGAGAAGTTACTAAAGTAAAAATTGGTACCCATATCAACCTATCATATCAGAAACTGGAAGAGAATATGTGTATATCATCTCAGTCTCTAATTGCTTTCTCTCTTCTGTACCCTCATCATATATCTGCTGTCCATTGAAGGTTAGTCCACCTGGCAACTGCATTCCGCTATACTTCTTTAGATTAGATCCCCACTGCTGCTTAATAAGAGCCGCTGCATATCTCTGAAGCCACCTGTCACCCCATACATTTGTATACACCGCTGGATCTACTACCTGATAAGCCTCTACTATTATGAAGTCGCCATCCTTCATTCTACTCCAGTCGGCATCGATGTGAAGTCTATTAGTATGTCTATTGTACCTAATCGGTTGCTGACCTACTAGCATCTGTTCTAGGAATTGGATATGAGTAAGAGCCATATAATAGGGGACCATACTGACGGAAGTTAGTGTATACAGATCATTCAATGCAATCTGGTATCTTATATTAAATAGATTATTTGTGTTGAGGCTTTGCCCTATAGGAAATATACCAACTGCGCCTATAATATTTTCAGGCATAGTTATGTACTTATTTGTCCTATCTTGTGTAGTAATCTGATACCTGTAGTATGTCTTATCACTACCATCGAAGTGATAGTCCCAATAATAGCGAATCGCTTCGTCAACACGATCGTCTATCTGATCAGAGTCGACATTGATTTCTATCACCGGTTTACCGAGTCTGCGAAGGCAGAATTCTATGAATAAGTTTCTAGAAGTAGGTACTGACATCTATATCCTCTTTTTAATATTTATCTACTCAGATGTAGTGCTACTGAACCCTTTGGAACTAATACTGATGCCTTAGAGTTCTTAAAGACCTTAGCATAGTTAAATTGGCCTAAACTTTTTTCATTATTAATGACTATTAAACCCTCTGCACAGAATATGATATTTTCTTTGCCTTCTTCACCTTCTATCATAACTGATTTAGTGCTTCCTGGAATAAGCTTGACGTCGAAAAATTTATCTACAGGAAATGGATTAATGCAGACCCACGTAGCTCCGTTTTGTCCGGCCATGTAGCTGTAAGGCTTTTTATAAAATTCTCTAAGGTCATTGACTTCTCTTGGGCCTGATTTTCTAACAGCCTTCCCATCTTCATCATAGAGTTCACCACCACCCTCTAGAGTATATATTATCTGGCTAAATTTTGTATTATTTGAAGTATCTTCCATGGTATATGTATAGGTGTCATTTTCAGTTATATGCCCCCTACAAAGAGCAAAACCCTTACATAAAACCAAACTGCCTATTAACTTCATAGTATGACCTCTAATTCGTCTGATATAGTTGGAATTATTGGCTGATTGAATACAAGTAGATCTGCCACATTGTATTCATATTTCTTGCCTATTAATCCCTTAAAACTCTTTATTTTATCGATATTACTGGCATATGATATATCATTAAATTTACTCTTAATAGCATAAACATTATTTTGAGCTATTTTTTTAATTATGTCTTCAGCTTTATCATCTTCATCGAGCTTTGCAACTTGATATGCCATATTATCAAGTTCAACATTAGTACCAGATATCGTTCCGGTAATCTTAACGATTACGGAGTGACTGTCATCCTCATACCTAACTATCTCAATATTTAATTTATCTTGTTCCATAGTATTCTTCTCCGTAAGAATTAGCCGCTTCGAATTTGGCCGCCTTTAGTACCTGCATGATTTATAAATGTTATGTAGGCTGATCCATCTAGATAATATCCAGGTTGACCTCCTGCAACTGCACCAGAACCTCCTGCTACTCCGATATTACCACCTTTGCCGCTAGAACCACCAACACTAGATTGCGCACCACCACCAGTTGTTCTAGTCCCATCCTGTCCACCGGCAGCATTGCCTAACCCGGCACCACCTTGACCAACAACAAAGCCCGCTCCTCCGCCTCCAGCAGCGCCATAGAAATTATTTCTAACTTTATTATTGTTTGTGAGTGTAAAATACCCTTCCCCGCCGCCTCCGCCTCCACCACCTCCATAGATTTCGCCGACATTATCTATCGTTCCCTTCCAACCACTTGGTCCCCGGATCTTGATTGCTGTACCGCCAATAGCTCCTAAAGTTGGGTTTGCGGTAGCTAAATTACCCGGATCGCCGCCTTTTCCGCCAGCACCAGATATAATACCATTGTTTATTATAACGGCATCGTCTGTCGGTTGAAACCCCTCTATGTTTATTGCTGGAGTGCTGGTATTTGGAGCGCCGAGAATTACTCCGCTATTAATTATTACGGTAAAAGTAGTAGCTCCAGATCTATAATTAGTACCCATTCTCGAAATAGCATTAATGCCGCTAGAGTCGTCGTTAGTAACAGTAAAGAGGGCTAACTGCCTTCTCATCCTATTCATGTTGACGCTGTCTCCCGATGTTGGAATATTAGGAGAAGTGAGATATTGAAACTTATAGAACCTATATATGTCTGCATCACCAAAGCTCAGCACTCCAGTTTGACCCAAACCAGTTCTGATTTGACTCATGCTAATCTGGGATTTATCGGCTAGGGTTTCAGCTGGTATAAATGATGATGTTATAGTCATTACTTACTCTTCTTTAGTTCGTCTACTTCTGCCTTTAGTTCCTTAATAGCCTCAATCAGAAGTGGCACTAATTTCTCGTACTGGACAGTCAAGTAACCCTGACCGGACTTACTAATACCATTTTCTCCCTCATCGAATGGAGCCGGTCTAATTGCCTCGGGTAGAACATCAAATACTTCCTGAGCTATAACGCCGACTCTCAGCGTCTTAGTATCCTCGAACCCAAAGCTCTGCGCAACTTCGTTGTGCCTGTACTTGATACCATTCAACTTAGAGACTGATTCGAGGGCATTAGTTATAGGAGCAATGTCCTTCTTTAGACGCTTGTCAGAGAAGAATGCCGTGATGTCGTTGGTAGCTCTAATGGATCCCGCAGTACTGCTAGCTGTAGTACCTACTCCAAGTGCACCCACCTTCATTGGTCCTAGAGC